GCCGCCGTTGTCATAGAGTCCGGCAAACCCCGTCGGGGATGCCGGGCTTAACGGGTTGACCGGTGTCGCGCCGCCCTTATCGGCTGAGGGCTTCATGAATCCCGGCAGCAAATCCGTCATGGATGACAGCCTGGCCTTAAGCGCCTCCCATTTGGCCGTGATGCCGTCAAGGAGTGCGCTTATCATGTTGCTGCCCGCTTCTTTAAACCGCTCCGGCAGCGTGCTGGCCGAGTTGACCAGTTCATCCCATTTCTGCGACACGGCTGCCTTGATGCTTTGCCATGCCCCGGCGATGCCGTCGCGTATCGCGTCCCAGCCTCTGCTGATGACGCCCTGCAGCGCGCCATCCGCGAAAAGGGACTTAACCCACTCCCACGCACCGGCTATTTTGCCTTTGATGGCCTCCCATGCCGCCGACGTGTTATCTGTCACCTGCTGCCACAGTGCCGCAAACTTCGGCCCGAGGGTGTCCCAGTTACGCCAGACATAAATTGCGCCCATAGCGATAAGGCCAATGACGGCCAGAATCGGGTTGGCAAACATCAGGCGGCCCAGCCAGATAACGCTGCTGCCGATGATACGCAACGCCTTACCTATCATCCCGAATGCACTCGCGCCCTTAAAGCCCAGCGTTGCCATGCTCAGCCTGATAACCGCCATCGGCCCGACAATCGCCGCAAAGCCGATGGCAAGCGTTCCCAGCCCGATGACGATGGCAGACACCGCCGCGCCGACTTTCACCAGTGCGCCAGCCAGCGCCTTGTTTCTTTCTATCCACTGCGCCGCGCTGTTAGTGACCTTTTTAATCAGCCCCATGATGTCCATGAGCGGCTGGCGCAGCGTATCCCCTAACCCGCTCATGGCGTTATTGAGTCCGGTTTTGGACAACAGCCACTGTGCGGACAGAGAATCTTTATTGATGTCAGACTCTTTCTGCATTGAGCCTTTAGCCGCATCGCCCTGCGTCAGCGCCAGCTGTCGGCGCAGCTCCGGCAGGTTGTTGGCAAGTTTCGCTGCATCCTTGCCGAACTCCTTGCCGAATATCATCGTCAGGGCAGACAGGCGTTTGTTTTCCGGCAGTTTTTTGACCTTCTCCAGCACGCTGATGATGGTTCCCATCGCGTCCGTGGTCATCTGCTTTTCAATCTTTTTCGGGTCAAGCTTAAGCAGCGTCATGCCTTCCTGAAAGCGCTTGCCCTGCATGGTGGCAATCGACAGCTCGCGCACCATCGCATTAGCCGAACTCGCCGCAATCTCAGAGGTGGCACCGAGTGAAAGGAACGTTGAACCCAGCGCCGCCGCCTTGCGAAAGTCCAGCCGGTCGGCGTTGCCGCCCATGCGCTGCAGCACGTCGATAATGTCCGCGCCCTTGGACATGGCGTTATCGTCTAAATAGTTCAGCGCATCGCCCAGCTGCTCAATGTTGCGGGTCGGTATCTTGTACAGCTGGCTGATTTTACCCAGCCCCTCGGCCAGCTGGTCGGCGGGCAGCTCAAACGCCGTTGACGCTTTGGCCGCCGTGGTGGCAAAGGCCAGTAAATCGCGCTTCTGGTCAGCGTAAGAGTCATTCTGGTTGGTGACGCCCATGCGCGCGCCGCCCTCAACCAGCGCGGCATAGTCAACCGCGCCGTGCTCCATCGGCAGTTGCTCACTGGCGGCCTTGATGGCGGCCTGCATGTCGTAAAACTGCGCGGTGCGGTTGCCTTTGTCATCGCGCAGCCCGTTGACCTGCTTTGCCACGCCCTTCATGGCGTCTTCCATATCTGCCGAGGCTTTGATCGCTGCCGCAAACGGCACGCCCATAGCCATCCCTGCCGCCGTCGCTGTCGCCCCTGCCCCGGCCACCCTGTCGCGGGCCTCCAGCGTTTTGCCGTAGCGCTCACGCACCGCGCGCATTTTTGCCTGGCGCTCGCCCAGCTTTTTCAGCTCACGCTGCTGGCGCTCAATGGCGTCACTCGCTGCGCTGGCGTCGGTTTTCAGTCGGCGCTGTGCCGCGCTCAGCTGTTTGGTGTCGATACCGGCGGCGGTCAGCGCACCGCGCTGCTGCTGTACCGAGCGCAGCAGGCCGTTGTAGCTCTGCTGCAGGTCATTAACGCGGTTTTTTGCCTGCTCAAGCAAGCGGGACTGCTGCGCCGTGGGGCGGTTGGTAGCGGCAAACTGCGTCGCCAGCGCGGCGGCCTCCTGCCGGGCTGAGGCAAGATTTTTCTCAGTGATGGCAAGCTGCTGGCGCGTTTTGCGAAAGCCGTCAATGCGTCCGGCCTGATCGTTCAGGCTTTTCAGGCTGTCTTTGCTGGCTTTGAGGGCGGCGGACAGCTCCTTAGAGCCGTCGCGCGCACTGCGGAAAGGGCGGGTGATTTTGTCCACCGCCTTAAGTACCACCTGCAGGCGCAGGTCTCTGTCACTCATCGTCACCGGCTCCGTTACGCAGGATCGCTTTGTGCCGCCACATCAGCACGTCCGCCAGCGACTCCGCGAACATGACCGGCGGCGGCCAGTGAAACACAGTGGCGATGTCTGCCACCAGATCGTCAACCGTCAGGCCGTCAGGAAACCCGACGTCGCCGACTTCGGTAACAAAAAAGTGACCACCTCCACCGACAGCGCCACCAGATCGGCGGGGTCCATTTCGTTGATTTCCTGTGCCGTCAGCGCAGGCGTTGACACGCGCGGCAGGACGGCCATCACCGCGTTGACGTCCATTTCCATTAGCGCCTGCAGGCGCACGCCGCGCAGCGCGCCGGACTGAGGTTTGCGCAGAACAATGGTTTTGATTTCGGTTTTGCCGCGTTTGATGGGTGTGTCCAGGGTAACGGTTTTTTCGCTGATAATTTCGCTCATGTTCTTAATCCACTGAATAAAATTGATAAAAGCAGCAGGCCAGCGCCTGCCGCCGTGATTACAGGCCTAGCGCGCTGCGGTGCGCCTCCATCATGTCCTTGCCGTCCACGATGTGAACCATGTTGACCAGATCCACCTCAAACAGCACTTCGCCGTTAATGGTCAGCTTGGCGTAGCTGTTGGTCGCGGAAACCTTCGTCGTGTTGGCGTCGCCGGTTTTCCACTCGCCGGAATCCAGCTCCTTGTAGCGCCCGCGCGTGACCAGCTCCACCGCCTGCACCTCGCCGGTGTCGTCACGCTGGATTGAGCCGGTAAAGCGCAGTTGCACCGCGTCTACGGTTTCCGCGCCCAGCTGCTTAAACAGCAGCGCCTCGGTGCCGCCGACGGTGAATTCCGTGTCCAGCGCGCCATCGTCCAGGCCCATATCAATATCAACCGCACCGGCCATGCCGCCGCCGCGGTACTTCTCAAACTTGCGGGTCAGCTTTGGCAGCGTCAGGGACTCAACCAGCCCCTGCCAGTTGTTGCCTGCGTTGAAAAGGTTCAGGTGTTTTAACTTTCGGGGTAAGGCCATGTGTTCAGCTCCTTATGCTTTAACGCTGGCGGCGAAGTTGACCAGGTACTGGTCAGTAATGCGCTGGCGCAGCATCAGGTTTTCCAGCGGCGGCACCGGCGTGTAGTCGTAGTCGATAAACAGCTGTCCGGCCTTGAGCGTTTCCTTGGTGTTGACCGACTCATCCAGCCAGCAACTTGCGCCGATGAGATAGCCCTGATTCACCAGGCTGCGCAGCTTCGCGTTAATGCCTTCAATGATGTCGCGGGCAAGCGACGGATTGAGCGGCCCGTCAACGGCCCACATCTGCGCCTCGGCCATCGTGTCGGCCAGTACCTGCGCCGTGCGGGTGTAGGTTTCGAACTGAAAGAGCGGATCATCACTCAGGCAGCGCGAACCCCAGAAGCGGAAACCGTCTTTACGGATCAGCGTGGTGACGTCGTTCTGGTTCAGCAGGCCCGCATCGGTTGCCGGGTCCTGCAAATCCCACGACACATCTTTTGAAATGCCGGTGACGCCGTTCACGCCGACGTTGGACAGGGACTTGTGCCAGCCGGTCGTTTCGTCAATTTTGGCGCGCAGGCCGAGCGCACGGGCGGTGGCATACGCCGTCGCATCCGCTTTCAGCACGGTGTCAAAGCTGATGAAGTCAGGCCAGATGAGCATGCCTTCGCGCTGGCTGAAATTGGCGCGGTAGGCAATGACCTCGGACACGGTTTTGCAGCCGTATGCCGCAATATACGCAAAGGCTTTCAGGCTCTGCGCCACGCTCAGCAGCGCGGTTGCGACTGCCTTTGTGTCATGCCCCGGCACGCCGAGAATGCGCGGCTTTACGCCGCAAACGGTCTGCGCTGCCAGCAGGGCCTGCATGCCGGTGCGCATCCCGTCATCGGTCACGCCGCCGATGATGTTGGCTGAGGTTTCCGCCTCGGTTTCGCCCTGTTTAACGCGCACCACCACAACCAGCGGTTTCGCCTGGTCGGCGATGGCGTCGAGTGAGGCGGCAAGCGTACCTGTTGTGCCTGCTTTGCCGCTGGCGGTAAGAATGTCGGTGAGTAAAACGGGACGGTTCAGCGGGAACGTTGCCGCGTCGGCGTCGTCGCCGGTGCAGACCATCCCGATGATGGCCGTGCTGACGGTGGTAATGGTTCGGGTGCCTTCGTTAACTTCAATAACGCGCACGCCGTGATGATAGTCCTGTGCCATGTAACGGATCTCCGGTTAAGGGGTTCCGCTATGGTGTAAGGGATGAGGCGCAGGCGCACCCTGCGGCCATTGTCTGGCGAATGACACAAAGGAAAAAGGCCCGAAACGGGCCTCTGATTATGATGCGGGCTTTTCCGGCCAGCTGATGTCCGGTGCGCTGGCGGTGTCAGTAGCCTGTACCTGCTGGATGTAGCGCATCCATGCCGTAAGCTGCGCTTTGTCGTCCGCGCTGATGATGCCGAGTGCCAGCTGCGTCTGCCAGACCTGCGTCACGCTGCCCGCCTCGCTGATGCGGCTGCTTTTCTCAGCCTCTGCCGTTGCCACGGCGGCGCGCTGCTGTGCGGCGGTGTCCGTCACCCACGCCACGCCGCCCCATGTGTCAAAGGGCGTCTGCGGTTTAAGCAGCGTAGTGCCTGCCGGGTAATCACCGGGCCGAGTGACCAGAACCGGCGCACCGGTCACGGTACTGTAGACGGTTTCCCCGCGATGGTCAGCCACCTGTTGCCAGCTGCCGCCCTGAAATACGCAGGTTTTGCCAGTGGCGCTTTTGGGTGGCGCGGTATCGGTGGAGTGCGCCGGGATACCCACGCCCTGCGCCAGATACTCATCTGCCGCACCGGTATATTCGCCGGTTGCCGGATCAAAGCTGTAAACGGTCAGCGTGCCGGACGTGACGGCCAGCCCGTCGCTGTCCAGGGTGATGTTTTTCTTTACGGCCATTATGCAGCCCTCACGATGTAGTTAAACGCCACGTTGCGCGGGCGCGTGGAAACCCATACGGAACCGCCATCGGAATAGACGGTGTTGCTTGCACTGCCCGTCACGCCGTTGTCACGTGATACAGAAAATCCCAGATCGGTATTATTTGGTGCGCGGAATATGCCTTTTGGCGGCTCAAGAGATTTCGTAACCGTGTCTGCTTCTGAATATGCCATGCCGATATATACGCCAGTGTTATCAACATCGCTTCCGTTATAGTCCATCATGCCGGTGCGCAAGTGCGTTGCATTTTGCAGGGTCAGTAAGCCGCGCCCCGCATCCGCCAGGCGCCCGTCATCCCAGCCCCGGATAAATTCGCCGCGCAGGTCGGGCAGCTTAAGCGACGGGAAGGTTTTCGCCAGCTGCGGATAGTCGGTTGCGCTGAATGCCGCCCCGTTGCACTTGAGCCAGCCCGCTGGCGGCGTTGCCACCGGCCACGGCACCGGCACGCCTACCGGCAGCGCCGAACCACTCCCCAGCCCGAGGTTGTTGAGAAACGCGGACACGCTGGCAATGTCGCTGCCGTTTTTCGCAATGTCCATTTTACCGGCCAGCTTGTTAAGCACAGTCGCGGAAAAGTTCGCATCACCGCCCAGCGCGTCGGCCAGCTCTTTCAGCGTGTCCAGCGCTTCGGGCGCACCGCCTGCCAGCGCGGCCAGTGCCGCCTGCACAAAGGCAGTGTTTGCCATCTGCGTGTTGTTCGTGCCGGGTGCCGCCGTGGGCGCTTTCGGGGTGCCGGTCAGCGTCGGGCTGTTAACCGGCGCATACTGCGGGTGCGGGTTGCTCGCTTTCAGGTGCGCATCCATCAGGCCGTCGGCGTACTGGCGCACCTCCAGCGCTTTGTCATCCGCATACTGACGCGTCGCCAGCACCACAGACGGATCGATTTTAAGCGTAATGGCGTCGGTGCTGTTCACAATCAGGACCATGCGCACCGTCTGCGTGCGCCCGCTCCCCTCCTGCAGCGCGGGCTTGTAGGTTTCCGGCGTGTTGCAGACCGCAATCAGCGTGCCGTCAGCGTCAAACAGGCCCATTTCCCTGATCCAGAAACCGCCCTCGGTTTCGGGTATGACCTGCTCGGCAATCACCTGGCTGGCGTTGGCCGGATCGATACTCAGCGTGTTAATGGCCGCGCGCCGTGTTTCGTTAACAAGCTTAGTCTGGCTGGCGTTCGGCGTCGGCAGCGTGCCGCCACCGTCGCCCACGGCCATCTGTGTGATGTTAAGTTTTGTGCCGAGCGCGGCGGCGTTGGCAATCTTCGCCGCGCCCAGGTTGGTCACTATGGCGTAATATTTCTGGCTCATGGTCTGATTTCCATCATGTCAGTAACGTGAACCGCCGCGCCGCTGTAAAGCCCGCCGCTGACGGAAATGTTTTCGGGGGTGTAGGGGTAGACAGTCATCGCGTCGCCGTCGTAGCTGCCCGCCGCAATGCGGGTTTCGCCCGTGACCTGCAGGTTTATCGACATACCCAGCAGATGACGGCTGCAGGGCTTGGCGTCGCTGATAAGCCGCTCAAGCTCCAGATAGGTCTGCTCAGTAATGCCCTGGTCCTGCACACCAATATCCAGGCGAAACGTGCCGGGCGCTTCGCCGGTCTTCCACCACTCCAGCACGCGGATAAGAAACCCGAACGGCTCAACCACGCGGCGCACGGCGCTGATGGTGCCCTTATGCTGATGGATGTAAAACGCATCCATCACCACGCGCCGCTTGACGCTTTCCGCCCAGGCCTCGTCCCAGCGGTCAACCGAGAATGACCAGGCGAGATAAGGCAGAAACCACACTGGACAGGTGGCAGGGTTCCACAGGTCGCGCAGCGGAACGTCCAGCCCGCTGATGCCGCTGCACGCCTCGGCCAGCCTGCGCTCAAGCGCCGAGGACGCGGGCGGTAACAGGCTCTGGCTCATCATTTCCCCCCGTTATCGCTGGCAACCGTGACGGCCACCGCCGTGCAGTTGCCCGCCTGCGTGCGGTCCAGGATGATGTCCTGCGCCGGTTCGGTGATGTCCACCCAGTCCACGCCCGCCACGCGCAGCACCGCCCCGTAAGACTCGCGGCGCACGCTGCGGCCCAGCTTCTTCTGGTCGGTCAGGTAGGCGGCCATTGCGGCCTGTGCCGCTTCCAGACACGGAGCAGCGGCCACGCCGTCAAACAGGTGCAGCGTGGCTTTTACCTGATAATCGAATATCGTTGCGGCCTGCACCGTCACGCGGTCCGCCACGGGGCGCACGGTTTCAGCATTAAGCGCAGAATTCACTGCATTCAGTAAATCGTCCGTTGCTGCCCCGCTGTTGTCCCGGCTCAGCACGGTAATAAGCACTTGTGCCGGGGCCGGACTCGTTGCCGACACGTCGGACACGCGCCCGTCCGCGCTTTTGGCGTAATACTCATACGCCGCCGTCGGCCCGGCCACGCTCAGCCCCTCAAATGCCCCCGGCACGCGCAGGCGTAAATCGTCGTCGGACTCCATAACTGCGGCAACCGGCGGCACGGCGTCAGGGTTGGCCGGGGTGATGGTCAGGCGCTTGACGTTGTTGTTAGCCGCCAGCTGGTCCAGATCGGTGCCGAGCGCATAGGCCACCATGACCGCCTGCGCGGCCTCATTGATACGCTGACGTAAGAGGATTTCGCGGTAGACGTTCTCCTGCAGGCACTTGACCAGCGGATCGGACTCCAGCGCCAGCACGCTGCGCATGGCGGCCTGCTCGTCAGCCGGATACAGCGCAATCAGGTTTTCTTTACGTTCGGCCAGCAGCGTTTCAAAGTCCGGCACCTCAATGACTTCCGGCGCGGGAAGCTGCGATAAGTCAATCACTGCCACGGTTCACCCCCGTTGGTATGGTCATTGCCAGCGGCGAGCCGTCGGCACGCTGTGCGTTAATCTCAACAGCCATCGAACCGTCATAAGCCGTTGTGAAATTCACTGAAATCAGCCGGATGCGCGGCTCCCAGCGGCTCAGCGCGGTATAGGCTGCCGCCATGACCTGCATACGGGTGACGCCGTTCTGCGGCTGATCGATGAGCGCGGAAAGCATGGAGCCGTATTCACGGCGCGCCAGGCGGCTGCCCTCCGGGGTCAAAAGAATGTCGCTGACGCTCTGGCGAATGTGATCGATATCGGTAATCGCTTTGCCGGTGTCGCGGTTCATGCCGAGATACATCACGCCGGGCCTCCTGATGTGTCAGTGCCGAACTTAACGCCGCCGTGTTTATGGGTATGCACCACAACGCCGTTGGAACTCATCGCCCCGCCGCCCTGCGTTACCGCGCCATTAACTGCCACTTCGCTGTTGAGCGTTGCCTGGCTGGCATCAACGCCGAAAGCCTCAGTAAACAGATGAATGCCGTCCGCCGCTTCGATACGCAGGCTTTTGATGTTCTTTATCAGCAGCTGGCCCGTTGCGGGTTCGTACTGAAAAAAACCGCCGTCGCTGAACTGCGTGGTGCTGCCGTTCTCTGAATAATCCGGCGGCGGGAATGCATCTGAATAGATGGCGGGCAGTGCAAAGGCGGTTTTGAGGTTGCCGCCCATACTCAGCAGCATGACCTGTTCGCCAACGGTGGGCTGCCACCATGTGCGCGTGTTACCGGCGCGCAGGGTAAGCCAGTTAATCCAGTTGGTTTCGAGGTCGCCCGTTTTCACCCGGCACAGCCAGTTAACCGGATCGACGTCGGACACGGTGCCGGTGCGGATCAGGTTGGTGATGAGGCGCATGATTTCGGTAAGTTTTTCGTTCATGCTTTTAGATTCTCAGATTACGCATTAAAATGTCCTTAGCGCCTCTTGTGTGACGGATGGCACAATTAAATATAATTACCAGAGGTCAGTAATGGATAAAATGAAGCCCAATAAACTTGAATATGATTATATTCTCAGCGTCCTTGATAGACGTTCGAGAAATGTACGTAGAAACCTTTTCTTCTTGATTTATTCGTTAGTGATTGTTGTGGCAGTCGTTGTTGTTATTGCATACAACATCCAAAAAAATGGTGAATCCCCGCTAGCAAAAGCCATAAGTGCTGTCACTAATTCACGGCAACAATCCGAACTAAAAAATCTATTAAACAATGCAGCGCTTAGTTCTAGCATTAAAGGTGTTAGAGATACCTTAGGCAAGGGTAAGATTAACTCAGAAAATATCGATAAAAATGTCGCTTCGATGAGTGACAAAGAAGTAGACCAAGCTCTTAATACTTTCTGGACTTCAACTCTTTTTCCTGAAAAAACCACTTCTGAGCAAATAGCCGAGTCAATAGCCGGTCTCATTATAAGTTTCAGTGTGTTGATGTTTATCGGTTTTGTAATGCGTGCCATTCTTGTTTTTGTAAAATATTACATGCAGCTAGGTACAGACTTCGAAAACCAAAAGATTGCATTTATGTTGAGTGCGGGTAGCAGTGATGAATTTTCTAAAAACCTGTCTAACCTCAGAGCTCACAACATAACATTTGAGAAAACACCATCTTTACCCCAAGAGAAATTATTAAGCAAAATAATCGAATTAGTTAATATTTCCAAAAAAGAAAATAAACCTTGATAAATATTTACGCTGGCTATTTTAGCCAGCTCAAAATTACATCCTGAATAACGTTATTTACTTTATCATCCATACCCAACAAAGGACGCTCAGGGTATTTCACCGTAATGCCTCGCCTGCTCACCCGGTCACGCAGTCCGTAATGGTGAACGCGGGCCAGACGCTGCACGGCAGGAATGAAAGCTACCTCTGCACTGTCGCCGGTTGCCTTTGTCTTGAGATACTTTGCTGTCTTTAGCTTCACAAACATCTTGCGCTTAATGCGCCCCGGCTTTGTCCTGGCCGATACGCGTCGCGGTTCCCACGCGCTGCCGTCGGGCGCACGCTGCGCCGTCATGTTGCCCTGCTGAATCCGCCGCACGTCGCGTGCCACCTCGCGCAGCATCTTTTTTCGCTCTGCCGGTTCCAGCTTTGCCAGCAGCGCATCCAGCCAGGCGTCAAGCTCGTGCAGATTATCCACGGCTCACCGTCCAGGCGTCGTCCGTTTCAGAAGGGTTGCCCGGCTCCGGCACGGCTCTGACCTCTGTCACGCCGTTGACTTCCTCGGCGATAACACGTTCTGTCAGCTTTAGATTGATGCTGATGTCACAGGCACCGTTGCCGAGAATGTCCACCTCAAACGTGCAAAGTTGTTCGCGCTCATTGGCATTCTGCAGCGCGTCGGGCTGGTTGGTGCGCAGCCAGTACATTACCGCCGCCATCAGCAGGTTTTGGTCGCCGGTGAAGTCCGTAACGATGACGTTAAGCGTGTAGCGGTATTCCCACGACAGCGAGGCGGCAGCAGTCCCGACTGATGCCCCTTTGTCCACAAACAGGTGAAACCGATCAGGGTTTTGCTGCAGGTAAGGTATGGCGCTGTTAAGGGCTTCGCGTAAGGACTGCGGCTTGTTCATCGTCTTTTTCCTGGCAGGTTACTATGGTGTCCACCTTGTCGGCGCAGGCCGCCCAGGCGGTTTCGGTTTCGTCCAGCAGGGCCAGCAAGTCGCCGTTAGTGCGCGCCGCCGACGGCCCCAGCTGGCAGCGGGTTATTCTGGGACAGCCACTGGCGGTAAGATTCACCTCCGGTGATGGCCGGTCGCTGGCGCAGCCGGACAGCAGCATCAGGCAGAGGGGTATCAGACCAGCGGCGAAGGGCGTCATTTTCACGTTTCAGATCCTCAATCTGGCGCTGCCGCTGGCGCAGCAGTGCGTTATTTTTTTCAGCCGCCGCATACAGCTGCGTCTGTGCAAGGTTGCTGCTCTGCGCCATGATGTTGACCGCCATCAGCTGGCTGTTTTTCTGGCTCAGCTTTTTATCCTTTGCGGCCAGCTCTGCCGCCTGCGTGCCGATAGTCCTGCTTGCGCTGCGCAGCTGCCACGACAGCAGCCCGGCAGTTATCAGCAGCAAAACAAAGCAGGTCACCACAACGGCGCGCATCATGCTGCCGCTCCTTTCAGGCACCAGCTCAGCTCGCGCCCGCGCCGGTTTTCCAGACCCTGATTAAATACGCCTTTCACGTACACCCATCGCGGCAGCTGATAACAGGCATCGCGCCACCGGCTGGCCCTGATGAGTTTCACCATCGTTGATGCGCACACGTTGCCGGTGCCGACGTTAAACGCCAGCGACACCAGCGCGTCATAAACCTGCTGCGGCATGGAAACCGCCACGCAGCGCGCCAGTGCCGCCTCAACGCGCAACACGTTTGTGATAAACGTCCCGGCGGCCTGCCGCTCGGTAATGCTTTTGCCGGGCACAACGCCCTGTGTGTTGCCGATCCCGTCCGTCCACACGCCCGCATCGCACAGATATGGCTTAAGGCGGCAGCCCTCATAATCGGCAATCAGTTTCAGCCCCTCAACCGAGGTGTGCAGCTGCTGAAAGCCCGGCAGTGTGGCGGCGATGGCCAGCACCGCGCCGACGGCGCAGCGTTTAACGGTTTGCAGATTCATAATCCTCCCGTGTGATGCGCCCGCTTGCCAGTAACTGGTAGGTTTTGTGCTTGTAGTACCAGCTGATTAGCGCCATGCCGATGCCGATAATCAGCCCGGCCCACGTTGAAACGTCCTTAACCGATAAGTCGCCCAGCCAGGCCATAAACACGGCCATCGACCAGGTGATAAACGTGCTGATTCTTTCCCACATGATTCAGTCCCATAGTTGCACGGTCTGCGCCGTGGCTGCGGGCGCAACGTCCGGCAGCTCGACCTCTAAACCGTGGGGTAAGGTGGGGCCGTATTCCGCCAGCCCCGGATTGGCCTGTAAAACCAGCTCAGACAGCCCCTGCGTGCGCCCGTAGTGACGCCAGCACAGTGCGTCTACCGTGTCATACTGCTGCGCACGCACTTTCATCAGATAAGCTCGACGGTTACGTGCGGCAGATCCTGCACGCGGCTGATGGCCCAGCGCGCATCGCGCCATAAATCGCCGCTGGCATCGTCCAGCGTCTCGCCGCGCTTCGCGCCGGATGCGGTGGCGTCAAAGTCGCTGTAACGCTCGTTAAGTACCGCACGCGTCCAGCACCACACGGCGTTTTCATAGTGGTGCAGGCGCACGCTCTTTCCGGCCAGCTGCTCAGCCGGTACGTCACCCAGCCCGTTGTAACCGGCCACCTCCTGCCGTTCCCGCCACGGGTAAAGCTCGGCGTTCACCTCTGACATGGCGGTCAATACCACCTGCTTAAGCCGCTCCTGCGTCACGGTGCCGTCAACGCGCATCGCGCTGCGAAACTTAGCCAAATCCAGATCCGGCCAGAATGAATTATTCGGGATAATGACCGGCGCAACCGGTGACTGCTCTGGCGCTGTAAACTGCATCCTTACTACTCCTGAATAGGTGGGCGGTGGACGGGGTTTTGATACGGCGCTGCCTGTCGCCACCCCGTGCCGCCCCGCGCGTGGGCACGTTCGGTTATCAGCTGTCTTTGCGGAGTTTCCGCTCCAGCTGCTCAATGTCTTTTTTCACCCCGCACTTTTCATCCAGCTGCAGGGCGTGCTTAAGGTGATTCAGCGCGGATACCGGGTTGCTTTCGGTCTGCACCCAGCCGATGGATTTATGCAGACGGGCACGCGACTGATCCGGCATGTCTTCCCCGTCTACTGCATCCAGCGTCTGCAGCAGCAGTTCAGCATCAAACGGGGTGCCGGCCAGCATGGCGGCCTTTGCGGCGTCGGCCATTTCCTCAGTCAGCACCGTCGCCGTGTTGCGCTTGCCGACCGGCATCACCCAGCCGTGTTTAAGCGCATGGCGGCCAATGGTCAGCGCACCGGCATAATCACCGGCATCGATACGCCACAGCATGACGTACATGATCACGTCGTCCTGCTGCGCCCCGTCGGCGCTCAGCACGCCCTCTACCCAGGCGGCATACTTCGGCAGCACCTCAATTTTTACCTGCGCTTTGGTGACGGTGGACTGAATGCCCTTGAGGTGGCGGCGGTCTTCGTTCAACTGCAGCAGCATCAGGTCATAGCCTTTCGCATGGCGGCCATTGCCGCCCGTGCGGGCGGCCTCCTGTCCCTGAATGAAGCGCGTGTGCGCGCGGAAAGGATTGTTCACTGGTTACGCTCCTGCGCTGCCGGTGCCGGTGTCAGCGCCAGTACCAGTGCCAGATTCAGCCTGCGCCTGCGTCGTGCCCGATTCGCTCATGGCCTTAACGACGCTTGCCGCCACGGAGGCAATACGCGCGATTTCGGCATCGCTCATCTGACCCGCTTCCGGCTCTGGTTCCTGCTCCAGCATTTCGATGTTTTCGATCAGGCAGGTGCAGTCGTAGTCTTCGACCACATACGCCTCGTTGACCGATTCAAGGTTTTCAACGCGATCCCGTTTCGGGTTGTCGATGAGGGAGCGGCGGCGCGTGTCGTCCTGGACATAAATCGACAGGTTATCAAGGCGCGTAATCAGCAACGCGTCTGCCGGGAAGAACGGCGCACGCACAGCAGGCAAACCGCCGATGCGCTTCTGGCTGATAATCAAATCAGCGGCCAGCGCTTCGGTGTTGGGCTGGTCTTTGTTGACGATCGGGAAATACTTGTCGGCCAGCAGCTGGCGACCGCAGATCACAACCAGCTCGGTGTCATCCTGATACTGCACCGCGATTTTTTCCGTTACGGCACCCATTACCACGGCATCCAGATGGCGGAAAAGCCCCGTTTTGCCAATGGTAATTTTATCGGCGATAACTTTTCCGTTGCTGTCGATGTGCTGGCCGACCACCTGCGACGGTTTCTCCTGGCGGATTTTTTCCAGCCAGCCGATGTTCACGTCCTGCAGCAGCGGGTTCTGTGTGCGGTTAGAGGTTTTCTCACGCTTGAGGCCGTTAAACCCGATCATGATGCGGTCAAGCGCCTGGCGTTTCACAATCATGTCGCGGATGCGTACCTGAAAATCGGTAAACTTCGCCCACATGTCCAGCTTCGCGTAGGGCAGCGCCGTGTCAAAGTTGGTCTGCGTGCACTTATAACCTTCACCGTCAATGTAGGTCGGATCGTTTAGCTCGCGCTCTTTCTGCGTGGTGTCGGTTGTACCGGCAATCGTACTGCCGATACCCAGCCCCAGACGTTCGCCGCTCTGCTCAGGCACCGGCACAATGTTGATGCGCGTCAGAAAGTCAGATGACTCCTGAATTTTGGTTTCCAGCGTCTGCGCGACGGATGGCTCAACGGTAAACTTGCTGTTGAGGGCTGACAGGTTGATGTTGTTGATTTCCGCCAGGACCGACATGTAGGCGTTTAACTTAAAGCGGGTGTTGTTTTTCATCGTTTCGTGTTCTCTGTTCGTTAAGAGGGTTGGCCGCGCCTGCATCAGCAGTCGGTGCGCACGTCCTGGCTGTTACTGTTGCCGTTACCGTGCGTACGCGGGCGGAAGTCCTGGCGCCCGTCTTCACGGCTCAGCTGTGCCTGCAGCTGGCTGAAATCCGCCTGCAGCTGCTCACGGGCTGCAGCTTCTGCGCTCAGCGCTTCGGTGAAATGCGCCTGCAGGCTGCTGGCCTGCTCGCTCAGGGCAGTTTCAATGCGGTGGCTGAATTCCTGCTGCTCGGTGGCGACCAGCTCGACGGCCCTGTGAACGTCGCTGAAACGCGCGTCATCTGATTTCTGTTTGCCACTGAAAAGCGCGACAACACGGCTGTAAAGCGACGGTTTTTCGTCGGCCACGTCCTCAAACTCGATCACGGTTTCGGTGGCGGCGGTAAACAGGTTGTCAGGGTGCTGCTTGCGGTTTGCCAGCGGATTAGCGCCCGCACTGGCGCTGAACTGCAGCATTTCGGTGCCAAGGCTGGCCGGATCATCGGTAACCGCGAGGCCAATCAGATACGCCTCGCCGGTGTCGGCGAATTCCGGGCGAATCTCCATTGAGGTGAAAAGCTTCTGCATGTTGCCGGTCATCGTGACCAGCTCATCCGTCGGGTTAATTACCGCGTACAGGCCCAGCTTGCCTTTCAGCAGACCGTCGCTGATTTCTTCGGTGTCCAGCGCATCGACCACACCGAAACGGCGAAACGCGCTGTCAGGCGTGTACCCCTTGATGTGCTCCATGTTGATCACGGCGGTGTAGACAGCCTGATCGTAATTGGCCGCCATCTGCTCCAGCCAGCTGCGTTCGATGGTGCGCCCGTCCGTGGTGGCACCTTCCACCCCGATGCGGAAACGCTTTGCTTTCTTTGCCATTGTCCAGGCTCCGGTTAGATAAAAACTCTGTGAGCCCCTATGTTTGCGGCGACGGGGGCACTGAAACAACGCGGTGACGTTGTACCGTAATTCACACAATCACGGGCGGCAGAAAAGGAAACGGGCGGGCCGTATTTTGGGGCCATGACAACGACAATCGCCCCCGCAGACCTCGATCCCCGCAGACAGGCTTTGCTGCTGTACTTTCAGGGATACCGCATCGCCCGCATTGCTGAAATGCTGGGAGAGAAACCCGCAACCGTTCACAGCTGGAAGAAGCGCGACAAGTGGGGCGACTATGGCCCGCTTGACCAGATGCAGCTCACCACCGCCGCGCGCTACTGCCAGCTGGTCATGAAAGAGGTGAAGGAAGGAAAGGACTACAAAGAAATTGACCTGCTGGCCCGACAGTCAGAGCGCCATGCGCGCATCGGAAAATTTAACAACGGCGGCAATGAGGCGGATTTAAACCCCAATGTCGAAAACCGCAACAGAGGCCCGCGCAAACCGCCTGAAAAAAACGTGTTCAGCGACGCGCAGATCGAAAAGCTGCAGGACATCTTTCACAGCACGATGTTCGGCTACCAGCGCCAGTGGTGGGAAGCGGGCAATAAATACGCCGTCCGCAATCTGCTGAAATCGCGCCAGATTGGGGCGACGTTCTTTTTTGCCCGCGAGGCGCTACTGGATGCCCTCACCACCGGACGCAACCAGATTTTTCTCTCAGCCAGTAAGGCGCAGGCGCACGTATTTAAGCAGTACATCGTGGAGTTTGCACGCGAGGCGGACGTCGACCTGAAAGGTGACCCGATGACGCTGGCTAACGGCGCGTACCTGTACTTCCTCGGCACCAACGCCCGCACCGCGCAGAGTTATCACGGCAACCTGTACCTGGACGAATATTTCTGGATACCGAAATTTCAGGAACTGCAGAAAGTCGCCTCCGGTATGGCACTGCACAAGAAATGGCGCGAAACCTACTTTTCCACGCCGTCCAGCCTCACGCACAGCGCCTATCCGTTCTGGTCTGGCGCACAGTTCAACAAGGGCCGCGCCAAGGCCGACCGCGTTGACATTGATTTAAGTCACGCGTCACTTGCCGCGGGCCGCCTGTGTGCCGACGGCCAGTTCCGCCAGATTGTCACCGTTGAGGATGCCGTGCGCGGCGGCTGTGACCTGTTCGACCTGGAGCAGCTGCGCACACGCTACAGCCCCGAGGACTATCAAAACCTGTTGATGTGCGTGTTTATGGATGACCTCGCCTCGGTGTTCCAGCTTGCCATGCTGCAGAAATGCATGGTGGACAGCTGGGAAGTGTGGGACGACTTCGAAGCGCTGGCGCTGCGCCCGTTCGGCTGGAAAGAGGTCTGGATTGGTTACGACCCGGCGAAGGGTACGCAGAACGGCGACAGCGCGGGCTGCGTGGTGATTGCCCCGCCAGCTGTGCCGGGCGGCAAGTTCCGCATCCTTGAGCGTCACCAGTGGCGCGGCATGGATTTCCGGGCGCAGGCCGACGCCATTAAAACCCTTACGCAGCAGTACAACGTGACCTACATCGGCATCGACTCGACCGGCGTCGGCCTCGGCGTGTACGAGAACGTAAAAGCCTTTTTCCCGCAGGTGAAAGAGTTTGTTTACAACCCGACGGTGAAAAATGCCCTGGTCTTAAAAGCCTACGACACGATTGCCACAGGGCGGCTGGAGTTTGACGCCAGCCATCTCGACATCGCGCAGTCGTTTATGTCCATCCGCAGGGCCACCACGGCCAGCGGCAACCGTCCGACCTATGAAACCAGCCGCAGCGAGGAAGTCAGCCACGGCGATTTAGCCTGGGCGACCATGCACGCGCTGGCAAATGAGCCGCTGCAGGGACAGGCGGCACACACGCAGAACATTGTGGAGATGTATTAATGAGCAGACGCAGGAACCGCACGCGCATGCAGCCTGTGCAGCAGCCGGAACAGATGACCAGCACAGCTGCCTCGGAGGCGTTTACCTTTGGCGACCCGATCCCGGTACTCGACCGGCGCGAACTGCTGGACTTCGTGGAGTGCGTTATCAATGACCGCTGGTATGAGCCGCCGGTAAGCGTTGACGGGCTGGCGCGTACGTTCCGCGCCGCCGTGCATCACAGCTCACCCATCAGTGTTAAGTGCAACATTCTGGCGAGCACCTTTATACCGCACCCGCTTTTGAGCCAGCAGGCTTTTACCCGCTTCGCGATGGATTACCTGGTGTTTGCCAACGCGTACCTGGAGAAGCGCACCAGCCGCCTCGGCACCACGCTGAAACTGGAGCCATCACTTGCCAAATACACGCGGCGCGGGCTTGACCTCGACACCTACTGGTATGCACATTATGGCCTCAATACGGAGCCATATGAGTTTACTAAAGGCAGCGTGTTCCACCTGATGGAGCCGGACATCAATCAGGAAATCTACGGCGTGCCGGGCTACCTGTCTGCCATCCCGTCCGCGCTTCTGAATGAGTCGGCCACGCTGTTTCGTCGTAAGTATTACATCAACGGCAGCCATGCGGGCTTTATCATGTACATGACCGACCCGGCACAGAGCCAGCAGGACGTTGACAACATCCGCAGCGCCATGAAAAGCGCAAAGGGCCCTGGCAACTTCCGCAACCTGTTTATGTACAGCCCGAACGGTAAGAAGGACGGCATTCAAATCATTCCACTGTCAGAGGTGGCGGCCAAGGATGAGTTTCTGAACATTAAGAACGTGAGCCGTGATGACATGCTGGCCGTGCATCGTGTGCCACCGCAGCTGATGGGGATAATTCCTAATAATACCGGTGGGTTTGGTGACATTGAAAAAGCAAGCCGCGTATTTGTGCGTAACGAACTCATCCCGTTACAGGCTCGCATGAAGGAATTAAACGACTGGCTCGGGGAAGATGTCATTAGTTTCTCAACATACATACTCGATTGAAATGAATAAGCTGGCTGAGAAGCCAGCTTCTCTCATTAAATACTTTTGAATAATATACCCGTAGCCGTTTTTTTATAATTTGATATTCTCTCATCACTTTCTTTAATTTTCGATCTTATATCTTTCAGACTAGGAAACCCCATCATGCCCAGCCCAGCACTAATTGTCCCTAGCGCTACATTACCAGTATATGCAGCGGTAATAGCAATCGCTCCACTTGCAATACATGGCACTATGTCTATACCATAAATTTTTAGCTTCTCTTTTCTGGCCTTAGCTAAAAACCTTTGGTGTTTAATAAATGCTCCATCAACATTATCTATTACTCTTTGCGTTGTTTCAATGTAACGTTCTTTATCTGTTGCAATTATTTCACCAACCCCACATGACAATATGCTCCTGACTTCGGATAGTAAATCATTCCGCCTTAGTTCGATAATATTTTTAATGGGAATTTTACCTAACCAAGAAAAACCATCATCCATTCCTGCTGACATGGCATGAACCATATGGAGATCCTTAACACTATCGCTATTTTCTTTATAACTTTCTGAATCGTATTCTAAAAGCCAAGTATAATGTAACCAAGATGTCTCAGCGTTAATTAGTGGTGTACTACCTAAATATTGTGCATTTTCTTTAGCTGCAAGTGCTTGAGGCATTCTTGACACGCAGTTAAAAAAAACCGCCATACCAGCATGATCACCATAAATTTTAGCCGGTACTCTTTCCTCATCTGACATGTGTCTTAAAATTTGTGAACGAGCGTCGCCTCCCCACTCAGAATCATAAATTAGCCTTTGAGGTTTTTTTAACTCCTTTAACACTGAGTCCACATCTGGCAGGGCGAGACTAAACTCTTTAAATTCATCTTTTTCAGAAAACTCACGCCCATATAAAAAACTTGCATGTCTAAGAATAAATGGCCAGCTAGTCTGCATGAGTCTTTCTTTATCATCTTTCGAGTAATCTCTTACGTCAGGTAGAACTAATGCTATCGGAGGGTCAAGCTCTTCTATTGCTACTTCTTTGTATGTCATACAAGTAAGAACATGCTTGAGAAGAATTCTGCAAAATTCTGTTTTACTTAAGGTGCCATGTAACCGCCCGACTCTTAAAATAGGACATGGTAATATTATAGTATCAACATAAAGGCCGGCTACCGAAACTGAATTCTCATTATAAGAAGGAAACAGGTCCCCAGAGAAATTAGCTTTGATCTGGTTTCCATCTTGAAGATGAATAACACCAATTTCTGACGCCGCCTCCCAAAACTCTATAAAATTCTGATAAATTTCAGAAAATTTTTCATTAATGGGATTCACAAATTCCTCTTTAGTAGCCATAAAAGAAGAAAGTTTGTGAGGCTCCGCCCCAGAATCTATCAACATTTTATATATATCGCCGAAGTATGAAAAAACCATGTTGAAATATGATTCTTGCAGATCCAGTATGGAGTATTTATCTTTCAACTCAATTCTATCAGTGAAATGGCGAACAGCCGCTCCCGTAGCTCTAATTCTGCCATCTACCGTATCAGGATCGACTTTTCTGTCTGGTCGTAACTTTATTTTACTCAGGCTTAAATAAATATCATCAATTAAATGGGGTGCTATTTTCAATCTTCCAGCCTCTAACTCTCTCTGGATGAGGAAAACACGCTCAGTAATATCGTCAACATACTCTTCATCTTGGTTTCCCATAAATACCCCATAAGAAAATTAAATTAAAAATCAAAAAACGCAAAAATGTCATTACTATTAAGAAATTGAGGGATATAACATACACCGTAAAATGGTGCTGTTAATTATCAATCCATCGCCCAGCTCTGGCAGACTCAACCAACATCTGAATAGTGAGTGCGTGTTTTTGCTGTTTACCGCTTTGAGGATAGTACCTACTAAAGTCAATCTCACTGGGTTCAATGGAAAAATTTTCCGCGAATTTCTCCAGTAGTTCATAAGCATCGTCGGGATCCATACGGAAATCACCGTTTAGCTCAGTTTCAAGCTTTAGGGGATAGCGCTTTAAGGTGAACAGGCTCGGGGCGTTATAATCCTCTACAAGTTTAAAAACAGACTTTTCAATTTCTTCTACCATATTTTGTCACCGTCAATTGCGATTCTGTTGTAGCGCACCATCGACTCATAGCTAATCTGAGCTACATCAATTGCAAGTATTGCCCAACCCACTACAGGCACTGTGCGACCAACGAATGTGCCAAGCTTGTGCGTCATATGCGTTCTAATAACGAAAGGATTGCTTTTGTCCTGTATAAACGTAGGCAACCTGAATGGGAGCCTGTAATCTTGAAGTAACCTACGTGCAAACTTTGACGCAATACTAGTGCCTGGTTTAGCCCCACCCAACTTTCCTGTCACCGGGATGGCGTTGTCTCCGGCGTATATAGCAGCTGCGGCTAGAACGTCCTTTGCCCCTGTAAAATGCTCGGCTGTTACATCAATCATAATCCAGAAGAAAAGTTCACCGGCAGATAGGTTAGAAAGGCCGCCATAGAAGTAAGTCCCGTTAAGCTCTTCGGTTGTATCCATAGCCATGTCCGAAATAATTAACATTATTCAACATTAACCGCAACGACTTGAGATTTCCAGTATGAGACGGTACGCCAGAATGGCATTCTATCGCGCAACGACAGCCCGACTCTGAAAATACGTATGAAAGCAAACCGAACGGTATAGGGCCGGAAATTTGGGTGCATTATCACAGGCTAAACACATTTGCGCGCGCTCGTAGCCCCGCCACGCCTGCTCACTTTATGTAGTGGTTTTCATGCATCTGCATGACATACAAAAAGCCCGCCAGTATTGGCGGGCCGAAGGATAAATGATCCTTTCGGGATCATGCGGATTCATGCAGCAAAGTCATGCACTGACAGAAATTTCTGGCTTCAATAGCTCAGATGTCGAAAAATCATCAAAAGATTTATAAGTTTCCGTATCGAAAAGCGATACAGCTTCGATCTGTTCCATGGGTATTACGTGGCGAAAGTGGTTGAAGTTCAGCGGCGATGAGTCAGCTGTTACATTTTTACTGAGATAAAGCTCGTAATAGCGATGCTGTTCATGATATCGCAGGGTATCCTTGTCCCGGTAACCACTTATATAAGGAATAATGGCCAGATGCTGAGTGTCTTGGTGCTCCATGCGCGGTGCTGCTACATAGCCGATATAGACTTTTCTGGATTTTAGAGTAACAAAGATAAGCTTACCTTCGTCTATAGCCTGGACCAGCAAAGCCTCAATACCATCTTGTGCCGCCATTTCCCTGTAGGCTTTCTGCCTTGTTTCCTCATTTTCCAGCGCCCTCTTTGCTTTTAAGCCTTGCTCATAAGCAAGCAATACAGCCGCCACCATGGAAAGAACAAAAAAAAGCGGATATGACATGATTTTAATTTCTGTCATCCAAGAAAAAAGATTGGCGTAAAGAGAGGGTTCAAAAAGGCTAATAATTTTAAAGACTAGGGTGGTAATCATGAGGAGTAGGTAAAGAAGCGACACCATCATAAAACCCTGGATAGCAAATTTACATCCGTGCATCGCAACGTAAAAATATGAATTCCAGCCGTTAGTCCTGGCTTGACGTATGCGGGACTGATAGTGATTTTCCGTGTACCAGAACCCGCATACCAAAACTACCATAATTATCAGAGGACCCATCTGTCATCCTTGACGTTTCGCGGCCAATTCTTCCATACGAGCGCGCATTGATTCGCGCACCTGCTGGTTGTTCATGTTCAATGTAGCAGTACCGTTAGCATCGGTAGTGATTTTGCTGTCATTTGACTGCTGCACGTTCTGATGAGCAGCTTTCTGCATAATCTTGCCCGGTATGGAGAACAATTTGAGAAGATCAGTCATAAAACCTCCAGATGGTACAAACGCCGCTGGCAGCGGCGTTTACTTTTTGTTGCTACCTAACTATAGGACAGCTTCATAATAATTAAATTCGGTGAGAGCTATTTCTTAACCTACGATGCCTATGCAATCAAGCATTTTTAGGTTAAACATTCACTAACAGACCTTATGTTCAACACAGCTAACGCCTCGCCTGGCTCGTTGTTCAACCCCGCCAGCGCCAAAAACCAGTTTTGACGCCAGCGCGGTTATCAATGCTGCCAACTGTTGTATTCACAAACAGCCTGCAAAATTTTCATCGCGTTTTTTATCTTCATCCAGTTTTAGGCCTTACAGATCGATACCGTTCGCACTGCCTCAACGGATTCGGATAGCTATTATGGGATATTGAGGCTGCAGATTTTTTATGATTTCTGCCTCAACCACCTCAACAGTTTCTTAGCTGGTTTTTTGCTGCTTATCGAGCATGATCTCAATGCGCATCCCTTACCCCTTAATCACTCTGAAACTTCCATCAGACGGGCATATTCGTGACTTCTGACCTTTTTCATAAGCTCATCAGTCAACTCAGACACCCATTGGATCGCCAGATTCTTTTCATCTTCACTACAATCACTTGATGCGACTAATTTCATAAATAAATCAATACGCTGTAACTTCAATGATTCAAAGAAATAATCCTGCATAACATTTTCTCCCTACAAACAACTGTACATAAACACAGTATATTAGAGGATTCTTAAAGTGAAATGTTTTTTTACTTTTATCCTTACTTTTTGTGCGCTTCGCTTTCTGCTTTAAGTAAGTTGGCTGCCTTTGCCCTTTCAGCGAGCCTGTTGAAACGGCTCAGTATTTCGTCTTTACGTGAAGTGTCAGTCTTGCTTTTGAAGGGCCGCACTAAATCACCGTAGCAGGTGCTTCGGAACATTTTTCCTGCAATTTCTGTCTGAGTGCCACCTATCAGTCGCACGGCAAGACCGCGACTTATGGTTTCGCCGCTTAAATCTCTGACCTGGCCGATCACATTGTCACACGCCGTCTCTATCGTGTCTGGTCGTCGCAGCACAAGGTGTTTTTTATCCGGCTTTTCTGCTCTCAGTCGGGCCAGCATTCGTCGCCGTTCTTTACGACCCATCCCCTTAAGGTCGATTTCTTCCAAACTTTCCGGCGGGTTTGAATCCTCAGATCTCAAACGCCCCGTACAGTTATTGACAGAACTCCGAGAGGGCGCGGGCGCGCCCTGAAGGTCAAAACCAAAATCAACGGCACGTTTCGGGACAATCTTCCACTGTGCCAGACGGGTTAAAATCGGAGTATCTGCGCCAACCTCAGTTGAGTAGACGCCCTTAATACGCAAGGTTTCCTCACCGTATTCATTCAGCTCATCGCCCGACTGATACCAAGTGCGCACGGCCAACTCGTCACGACGCACGAACGGGCCGCCCTGCGCGTTTACGTATGCCGCCCAGTCGCCCACGTCGGCCGCATCATGCGCAGCGGCAAACTCAACACTAAGGCCGTGGGCGGTTTCTGTGTCGTCCATGCGACGCAGCTCACGGTAAACCGTAACCGGCGCACCGCCTACAAACTGAAACTGTCGGATATGCCAGCGTGCCGCCCAGGCAGAAACGGCGGGCGCGGTTTCCTTAAGCTCTTTACCGCTTTCGTCGTCCAGCTCGCCATCCAGCGCGTAGCCGTCGATATTCTTAGAGATATATTTAGCCACGTAACCCGTAGCGCTGCCTTTTTCCGGATCGATTGCCTCGGCATGAAATCGTGCTTTGCGGGCTTTATCCGTGGTCAGCTCGTTGCTGTCCTGCTGAAAGGCATAGTCACGGATTGTCTGGCGCACCTGATCCGCATCTTCGGGACGCATAAACATCAGCATGTGCCAGTGTGGCGTTGCGTCGTGATGGGGTTCGGCAACGCGAATGCCAAAAATTCGAATGTCATCACGGTGCAGCTTTGCCCGGATGCGCTGCCAGACGCTAAAGAGGTAACGCTGAGTGTCTGCGGGGCTGGCACCATTCCATTTGCGGTTACGATGGCCGGTTTTGATTGTGGCGTGATAGCGTGAGGGCGCGGTCAGCGTGTAAAACTCCCCGACATAGCCAAGCTCATTACAGATATTTTCAAAGCCGCGAATGCGGGTCATCAGTTCACAGCGACGTATTGCCGGATTTGCCACGCTGCCGTCGTATTTTTCAATCAGGCTGATGCGGTTACCTTCCTCGTCTTCCAGTTCCATGCCCTTTAAAAATTCACGGGTGCGGCGTTTCTGTTCCCGCCATTCGGAAACTGTCATTCTGCTGGCATAAGGGGTGAGCTTTTTGCTGACGTTAGCCAGGGCAATCTGCAGGTGTTCCCGCCATGACGCAGCCACGCGGCGCAGTCGCCCCGTCCACCATTTTTCTGTCTGCATACGCAACACGGCGGGTGTGACTTCTTCGGGATCAAAGAAACGGGACGTCACCCTATCCCACAGTGGAGGCGTCTGATTAAATTCCCGGGTGATGGACGACGCTGTCATGTAGACGCGGTGCGTGTATTTATAATCTGACTCATCAGCTGCCTGCGCGTGTGCCTGCACCAGCTCGGCCAGAATGAAACTGGCTATATCACCGGCCAGCAAATCCACATCGGCACGCGACATATCAGCCAGGCGATTAAAGCGCTTCATCAGCTCCCACAGCTGGCCTCCGGCAAGCGCCGCGCCATTCTCTTTCGGGGCATTCTGCGCCAGCAGGTTAAAGGTGCTGGCGTCCATAGTCTTAACCCGGTACTGCTCATTAACGCATTCAACACGCGGCAATGTGCGCTCGACGAAGGTTTTCGTTAAGTACGCATTGGCGCGGGCAATGCCCTGTGATTTTTCCAGCTCGTTAACGCGACGCTTAACGTCAATCTGGATCAGCATCGGCTGCTGCTCTAGCAGCTCCTGCGCACGCACTAAAGCCGCAATCATCTGACTGCGGCTGTGCATTTCCTCATAAGTGGGATAAGGGCTGGCGATGGCTTCCCGTGGCGCATTCCACGGGTAAGCGTACTGCTCAGTCATGTAGCTGCCTCTTTTGCAGCCATATCAACCCCAAACCAGACAGCGGCAGGACGACGAACAGCGATGATTTCTGCCGCGCTTTTACCGTCACCGGCAGCCACACCAACCGCGCGGGCAGCCATGACGCTGGTCAGCTCGTAGGCATCAAAAAGCGTGCGCGTAAATTCGGTATCGCTGTTTGAAGCAATGACCGGGCTGCGCTCTGACACGCTGGTTAACATGCTGGCTAAGTCCTGCTGAGCGCCCTTATCAAATCCGCCTGCGTGGTAATCGCTAAACGTGCCGTCATAGGGCGGATCGCAATAAACCACATCGCCGGTCTGAATCATGCTCAGCGTTTCACGGAAATCGGCACAGACAAACGTTGCACGGTGGGCTTTGGCTGCGAACGTTTCTATTTCTTCCAGGGGGAAATAAGGTTCAGAATAGTTTCCGTAGGGGATGTTAAATTCACTCTTACGGTTATAACGACAAAGGCCACGGTAGCCGTGGCGGTTCAGGTAAAGGAAATGTGCGGCGCGTTCAAGCAGAGGTAAGGCCGGGTCATGATTAAACGCTTCGCGGATGCGGTAATAATCCTCTGCACTTTTGTTTTGGGTAAACAGGCTCATCGCCACCACGATAAACGGGCGCGTGTGCTCTTTAACTTGCCGGTAAAGATTAATCAGGTCGGGATTAACGTCAGCCACTAAATAAGCCGGGTAATCCGTTGCCATCATCACCGCGCAGGAACCTGCGAAGGGCTCAACGAGGCGATGCCCCTGCGGCAGATGATTAAGCAGCTCGGGCATGAGGCGGGTTTTGTTGCCCGCCCACTTGAGGATCGTACTCATACAGCACCGCCTTTATAGTGGGCGCTTTTCAGCTCGACGATTTCCTGACAGGCGACGCAGTGGGTAACACCCTGTACCGCGCGGCGACGGGCCTCCGGTATCGCCTCATCGCAGGCCAGACAAAAGAACTCACCAGCCCCGACAGGCTGGTGACGTGCGTTAGCGAGATTGCGCTGCAGTTCTTCCTCAACGCGCGCCTGGACTAAATCCATTGAATCGGCCATTAGTGCAGCTCCCGCGCCTGATGCTCAAAACGCTCTGCCTCTTTATCCAGCAGCTCAATGATTTCCGGCGCGGTCATTTCGTGCTTGCGGGCATGGATGACCAGCGCCGCAATGCGGATTGACACGGCCAGCGCATCATCGCTGCGCTGTTCTGTTTTAGCCTTGTTCAGCAGTGCATTAAGCGTGTCTGCGTCGGCTTCAAAATTACGGGTTTCGGTATTTCTCATGTTTCTAATCTCCAGATTCAGGGCAAAAGAATGCCCGGCGGGTTTACGCCATTAATTTTTTGAGTCTCATTTACTCAGGTAAAAAACAGTCTGCGGTCGAAAACTGTCGGGGCAGAATCTTTCCCCAGCGCGCCATTTTATTCATCGCCATGATGATTAATTCGCGGCGGTATTCATCGAAGTATTCAAACGGCTTGCCGATTTCCTCCTGTGAAAAGGTTTTGGGATTTTCGCGGTTAGCCAGGGTTAATATGCAAAATTTAAACTCGTCATTCTGACGGTTGAAATAACGCAGCGACGGGTTAGCGTTATTGTCACGCTGCTGCCGCCAGCTTTTCCGAAACTCATCAAACGACATTTTGTTTACAGCATCAGCACGATTGCCCGTTGAATGAGTTTTGGCAAAAGATGCCGGGCCTTGCTGTGCGGTTGCGTTGCCAGTTACTCGCTGCATATTACCCCCTGAATAAACGCGCCATGAAACCGGCGGGTTTGCGTTTGTTGGTCAGCCCCTGCAGCAGTTGCTTTTGGCTGTTGCACGGATGCCAGGGCTTGCCGTTCTCACCCATGATCCAGCCGTTGCCGTAAGCTACGGAGGGACTTTTACGCTTAAGACGTGATGCCAGTGAAATCATTAGCAGCCCCTCAGCTCAGGCCAATGGATGCGCCGAGGCCGCTGATCGCGTCTACGGTTGATGCCATAGTGGGACTGGAATGAATGCGGGCCTGCACTGCTATAGCGGCCAGACTCAGGCAGCGAATGCCGGTATTAACGCTTTGCATCAGGCTGCGGCGACAGGAAGTGCTAAGCGCATCCTGATTCACTGCACCGGCTGCCAGTTGCCCAACTTCTGCAGTGGCCTTCAAAACGTAGGCTGACAACTTTTCCTCGGCGTGTTCGTTCATCGGTACGCAAGGCAAACAATGAAGCTGTGCCAGCGCACCATCCATCAAGGTTGCATCTTCGGTCAGGTCAGTGAGCAAAAGCATTTCCGCAACGGTCAACTGGTGCGGCTGCTCAGGGTTCAGCTTGTTGCGCAGGGTCTGCACGTTCATGCCTGCAGCCTGTGCCAGCTCTTTCATGTTGTGAGACAGGGCGAATCTACGGCAGGCCTCGTCAAAGTGGTTATGTGTGGATACTCGAAAATCAAACATGATTAATCCCTTTCTATATCCCAATATGGATATATCAACCCTGCATTGTGATTTCGCAGCCAGAAGCGGCTTCGATAGTGAGAGCAACCATGTTGATTTCGATAAGCCCGTTTAAGCCCTCTTTCTTCCTAATGGGCAAACGGTTCTCGCGGTACATCTGGCGGACGGTGCCTTCCTTGTAACCAGTGCGACGGCAGAACTCTTCGACAGTAATGTACGGTTCTGTAATCACGAGATTGATTGAAGGGCGCATTGAAAGTTTACGAGTCATGATGCAGTATTCCCCAGTTTAGGTATTAGATATCACTATTAAACGCTATTCATCTAATCACAGCCCAAAGAGTAGGATCACAAAACGGATATGTCAACGAAAGAAAACACAAATCGCCACAACGCACAGGTGGTTCGTGAAGCGGTAGAGAGTAACCGAGGCGGTAAAGACGTGATTTTTCGTTTAGTTGAGGCTTACGGATTCAGCAGCCGTCAAGCGCTATGCAACCATTTGGGAGTCTCGCAAAGCACGCTAGCCAACCGTTCAGCCCGCGATACCTTCCCCGCTGACTGGGTAATCATCTGCCATATGGAAACAGGAGCATCACTTACCTGGCTTACTACAGGTAAAGGTGCACGCTTTATGGAAGTGGAGGAATCTCGAGTTGTGATTGCGACACATAAAAAAATCTCAAATGGGAAATTGAAGGCCATGGATGATTTCATTCTGGATAGAGCATCACTACCCGAAGGTTTAAATGCCCCGTTTGTAATTAGCGCAGATAGAAACACTTACCTTGTCGATACCTATCAAGGAGAAATTGTCGATGGGCTGTGGCTCATTGAGATCGACAAACTTGTGAGCATTCGCGAGTTAGTGCGTTTCCCCGGCGGAAAAATACGTGTTGAGAACGGCAAGTCATCGTTTGAGTGCAAAACTGATGACATAGAGGTGCTTGGAAAAATAATAACAAAAACTACATATTTTTAAGGAGAATCTGTGTCTGAATCAAATCACTCTGATAAAGTCTCAGTAGATAGTAAACCCGAGAAAACTTGCTTCATAATTATGCCTATTGCGGACATGGATGGTTATGAACCTGGACATTTTTTGAGAGTCTACAATCATATTATCAAACCAGCATGTGAGAAATCAGGTTTTAAGGTAGTTCGTGCAGATGATGTAACCGCGTCTAACTTTATTGTTCTAGATATACTTAAAAAAATAGTTGAGTGTGATTTAGCAATCTGTGATTTAAGCGGCAGAAATCCTAATGTAATGTATGAGTTAGGCCTCCGGCAGGCATTTAACAAAAAGACTGTTTTAATCAAAGACAATAAAACAACTAGTCCTTTCGATGTTCAGGCATTTAGATATTGCGAATATGATAGCTTATTAAGAATTGACAATGCGCAGAAAAATGTTCAAAATTTATCTCAAGCAATAAACACCACCTATAATCATGATGAAAATGACGTCAACTCTGTCGTTCAACTTCTGAAGATACAACCTGCGCAAGTTGGTGAGAAAACAATATTAAGTCAAGAAAATACATTAATCTTACAAGCAATTAAAGAGTTAGAAGAAAAAATAAAGCATTTAAACTCAAACAATATCCCCACTAATAAAACAATGTCACAAAGCCATACATCAAAGGGAGAGGATCTAGGAACACAATCAATGTTTTATGCTATCAATGAATTGGTTGGAAATTGGTATACGAAAAATGGAACCGATCTTGGATTTTTAGATGGAATAGTGAAAGATAAAGATGGAAATAAATTCTATAAATTTTCAAATGGAAAAGGTTCATATAGAGTCCCGACAGATTCACCTGACTTGGCATTTATAATTGATGAAGGAATACCCTTCTAATTATGGCTGTAAATAAATTAAGTAATGGAAAATGGCAGGTTCAAGTTTTTCCCAATGGTCGAGACGGCAAGAGAATTCGCCGCCAGTTTGCAACCAAGGGGGAAGCGCAATCTTATGAGAAGTTCGTAAAAGAGCAGGCTCAGGATAAACCGTGGCTAGGAGAGAAGGTAGATAAGCGGCGGGTAATTGAGCTGGTTGAATTGTGGTTCAACACGCATGGTATCATATTAGCAGATGGTGAAAAACGAAGAACCACGATGGCTTTCGCCTGTGAAGCGATGGGAAATCCACTGGCTACAGAATTCAACGCAAAAATTTTCGCATCATATCGTGAGCAACGGTTAAGCGGCAAAATCACCCGATCCAGTCGAGTGAAAGCGGTCACGCCTCGCACAGTGAATTTAGAATTAGCTTACTTCCGAGCGATGTTCAATGAACTGCGCCGGTTGGATGAATGGATCGCACCTAATCCGCTAGAGAATGTGCGCGAATTCAAAATCAGTGAATCGGAGATGGCATATCTCACTTTAGAAGAAATCAGATCACTCCTTGCAGAATGTAAGAATAGTCGCTCCAAAGACCTAGCTACTATTGTGAAAATCTGCCTGGCAACTGGCGCTCGATGGAGTGAGGCTGAAGGCTTAAAGGGAAACCAAATCCGAGCCGGTCAGATCATTTATGTAAAAACTAAAGGCAAGAGAAACCGAGCTGTGCCAATAACAGAAGAATTACAAACTGAGCTACCATCATGCAGGAAAGCAGAGTTGCTGTTTAAACCATGTTATTCAGCATTCAGAAAAGCCATGCAACGTGCAGGCATCGAGACGCCTGCTGGGCAGCTTACGCATGTATTACGGCACACTTTTGCATCTCATTTTATGATGAATGGTGGAAATATCCTTATTCTTCAGAGAATACTTGGGCATACAGATATCAAAGTCACAATGCGTTACGCACATTTTGCGCCCGATCATCTATCGGAAGCAATTTTGTTTAATCCTTTAAGTCATATTAAAATTTAAAAATAAGCTAAAAATTATAAACTTTAATATGATTATTTCAGCCGCCTCCCCCATACATCCCTTCGAACTGAAATGTAATCATCTACAGCTTCCTTTAAAACTTTCCTTCCAACACCCTCTTTTTTAAGCTTTTTTCTAACAGCTTTCTTCAATATTTCATCCCAATGTTCAAAAGTAGTTCTAGCCGGAATTTCAACAAGTAACTTTGGGGCATTAATATTATGCCTAACCCTATCCCCTGGAGTTCCTGGTTGTATGTAAACAGCTTTCGATATTAATATCCCTTCAATTAGGTTAGAGTGTTTAAGTACATTAAATGATATAGCAACCTCCAGTTCAATTGGGTTAGTAAAGTATAAAACCAAAGTTACAAACTTATGATCAAATCTCTTAATAGCCCATATCGATGTAACGTCCCCAGCATCTGATGCACTGTGCATCTTAACTAAATATTCTATTTCTTTCTTTTTTGTAGAATCAAGAATTAAAATAGGTATTAGCTTTCCATCTGCCGTTCTTGAATTAGCAATTGCACCATCACCAACCAATTCGAAATAACTTTCCGCTTTAATCGCAACCTTATTTTTCATCTAAACCTCATTAACAATATGTGTATCAATAGATATTTTTTTATTATCAATAGTCTCAGCAACAATTTCGTAAAGATCGATCAATAAGTTTTCTTTCAAAAAAGAAGGGAGTTTAAAAGTAACCCAACCTAATTTAGCATTTTTTTCTGGCAGGTTTAGAGGTGGCCTTAAAATCTCTGAGTACGTTTTAAGATTGACAGGAGTGACAAGAGTATCAGGATTAAGCTTTATTTTTCCAACTACATTATTATTATCACGATACTCAATATGTAGTTCAATTTTTGAAATAGCGTCAGCCTGTGTACTGTTATTTGTAAATCTCAGTGCGAAAGAAACATAAACTTCCTTATCTTTTTTCCATTTATAAGCATTCATGTAATATAATGAAATCCCTAAACTTCTTTCATCGTTTTGTTGCTTTGTAATGGATAAAGATTTTTGTGAAACAGAATAGCTTTTAATCGATAGAAGAAAAGAAAGTGCAGAGACAACTAGTCCTATGCCAGCAATCACGTCACTAGTAGACATCAATCACCCCAATGAATAAGTGTAAAAATTTATAAAGTTATATTTCAGTTTTGAAATAAAATCAATCCATCTTAGGTTTTAAGATGACTTTCATGACATATACCTAAAAATTTTTGCTTTTATCAAACACCAGCATAGATGGCAGCAAAGTGGCAGCAGAGCGCGGTAGTATGCATCAGTATTCAACACTATTTGGCATTAAATAAACCACAAAATCAGTAAGTTACTGATTTCACTTGCTTCGAATTGGGACTCATAATCGCTTGTTCACTGCCCTAAGTCTAACGAAAACGAAGCTTTCGAGGTTAGCCAAAATTTCAAAATGATTTACTGAGGTAACATTCAATTCTTTTCGCTTACATCGATAAATAGGTTGCAGAAAAACACGATATTACTGTGGGAAATTTAAAAATGGTAGATATAAATTCTGTGTTTAAAATTAAACCCACTTACTATATCTTACATAAAGATAAGCAACGATACCGACCCAGACAACCACAAACACCATTGGGTAAAATGGAACGAATCGCACAATAAAATAAGCACCAACAACACTGACTATAATCGGTACAAGATAGAAAAAAGATTGCAGTAACCATACAATAAAAAGCTTCATTTACTCACAACTCCATCAAAGCCTCAGCTATTTTATCAAACTTGTAATGGCCAAATTAAAAACTTCACAATAGCGAAATTTAGCTTTTTTTCATTTACCACACATATAATTAACTCAATATTTCACGCACAAATTACCCCTCCGGCTCAATCCCCCTTGCCTTTAACGCCTCTCTCGCCAGATTCTTCAGCCAGCTTGCCAGACTAATTCCTTCTTCAGTTGCAACCGCATCAAGCTGTTTTTTCAAGGCGGGATCAATGCGCATTTGAAATTGTGGGGACTTGCCTCCACCTTTTGGTTTTTTTTCACGCATTATAATTGACATGTACTGACCTATTCCCTCATTTTAATCCTTTAAAAGACCACACTAACATGAGGCCTTTTATGAGAGCAACGCCCCGGCAGTGATGCAACACATACCGGAGCGTCTGACCACAACGTTCACTCTAAAGGAAACAACGCTATGGCTAATACCAATAGTAACACAACCACTCATTATGAAATCGTGGACATTCAGCCAGTTATCGAACCGGCAGTATCAACCCTTTTGAAAACACCGCTCGGCACGACGCACGATCTCTTTCAGGTGCTGGAGGCATGTAGCCACTATGTCGATGCCCTGGTGGAATGTCACGATATCACCGCTCGTATGGCACTATGCGGCCGTCTGCTCGCTGCACTGGAAGTCTTGAAAGTTCTGTTAGACAAGCCACTGCCAGAACACCTGATTAAACGCCTCACGCTGGAGAAAGGTAATGACAAAGCCTGTCGCAGCGGTTGTTCGATAGATTCGGAAGAGATGCGGCAATATTGCAGCGCATTGACGTTAGTATTGCTGAATCAGCCGGCTTCCACAGACTTGCAGAAACACATCACCGGCTTGTTATTCCAGATGATTAACATCATGACTGATGACTTAACCGCGCCGCGTTTTGTGCAAACAGCGTCGGGGCTGGTGATGATCGATAGCAAACTTACAGATAGCCTTCATTAATTCCGGCCCTTTCCCTTCTTCCCTCTGGAAGAAGGGAATTCGCATACCAAACTCAAATCCCAGCGCGGACTTAACTTTATACCAAAATACTTTATCACCCCTGCGTTTTCTTCTGGCGAAAATCGCCACGCTTTTTCTCTCTTCACCGGAAGCCTGTTTTGCCTGACTCACATCAGTGAAATCTTTTTATTCCGTACAGTAATTGCCAGTGTTCCCCAAGGGCCCCGGCCCTCACCACCGTACAGTTATTAACAGAACTCCCAGAGGCCGCTGTCGCGCCCTTAAACGTCAGCGGCTCGCTGGCCTTTAGCCTGATCTCCCAGCGATCCCATCCAGGCCGCAGCCATAAAAAAACCCGCTTTCGCGGGTTGGGCTTACAGCAGCTGCGGTGACGGATTATTGCTGCCTTTCGCCATCACCGGCACGGTATTAATCTGTGCCGGTTCGACGATAATCCCGGATACGCTCTCCAGGGTTTTAAAGGTACAACTGCAGTTAATGTTCTGGCACTGGTGATAACGTTCTTTCGTCTCTTTCGAAACGTAACGGCTGCTTTTCGTATGGGCGGCGGTCTGACATTTTGGGCAATGCATCATAGTTGTTCTCCTCTCTGGCATACAATCACATTAGCCAAAGACTAAACAAAAAGCAACAATAATTAGACTTAATCTAACCCGCTTGATTTTCTACTAAGATGTAGTCCACGTTTTCGATCATAAGCTCCAGGTTCAACTGGGTGGTAAAGCCACTTTTATCGAGGGTATGCACGATATTGGTAATCAGCCATTTTTGATTATCGATGACCGATTTAAAACCTTGAGCTTTGACCGGCGTTTCAGGAATCAACTCCGCAGCACCCAGCGCCAGTAGGATCTTCAGCGTAGCCCGGTTGCGTTGCAGTTCCTGCCACTTTGCCTTAGCCGCCTCCTCTGCTTCCTCCTGGCTACTGAAGTGCGTATTCAGTACATACAGTTTCTTATTGCTGCCAAAAACATAGGTTTTTCCCGGGTCTTGTTGCCCGATAGTGGGGATATTTTTGGCCGCGGGATGGACAGGGTTCACCGTCGGTGTTGCTGGCGGTATCGTGTTGACGGTTACCCCTTTCTGCTGCGCCTTTTTCTGATCGTACCATTTTGCTTCTACGCCACTGTAATCGTCGCGCTTAAACAATTTGTACTCATACTTATCGCCATCCTGTCGGTTCAGATTCAGGAGTGAAATCGGCTTTCCGCTCACGGTCACGCCCTGCCCGGGGGCAAAGAACTGCAGCATTTCTTTTTTAATTGTCGCCACCGCGCCAACCAGCATAGCCAGACGAGTAATAAATGTGCCGTCCGTTTCCTGCGTTTGATCGAGATGCTTAATCTTTTTCTTAGCTATCTCCTGCGAAACTTTCCACTTGAGGTTGTTACGTTTCGCGATTTTCTCCACGGCCTCGCCAACCGTCATGTCTGGATATGAATCAGTGATTTTAACATCGAGCGAACCGCTAAAATCTGCGCTTCGGGCGACCACCGTTATCGTGTCCGGCGCGCCCTGGTAGGTGACCTCATCAATGAGGTAGATGCCTTTATTTGCAAGCGGCTGTCCTTTCCAGCCAATCTCCAGGGCGATTTTTGCGCCAAAAGGCGGCATGACCAACTGGCCGTCGCTGTCGTCCAGCGTCAGCTCCAGTTGATCGGCCTGCAAGCCACGGTTATCCGTTAACTTCAGAGAAATCAGCCGTGGGCGAATATCTTCCGTTTTATCCTTCGTCTCAATTTTGATATTGAAGTCCGGCGTCGGCGCAACGCGCAGAGGCACCGGAATCGGGGCGATATCGCTCATCTCAGCGCCCTCCGCTCAGCGCAGAGGTAACGCTGTTGATGACAGAACCCACCCGTTGCGCTGCGTCACTGGCCCGGTTTTGCAGTTCTTCCGCCTGCCTTTTTAAGTCGCCGAACATGCTGGTCAATGAATCGTCTACCCGCAACAGGTTGAGGGTAAAGCCTATCTTGCGCGCGCTGCCGTCGCTGTAGAATTCGGTATGCGTGGCCGAGAAATCTGTGACGACAAACATGCCGTAAATAATGCCATTGCCGCCAATCAGCGGCCACGCCAGGCCTTCATCGGCCATCGCCTTCAGTGCCAGCAGCGTGACATTGCCGCCGGTGATTTCAGGCCGGAGCTCGCCAGACAGGGTGATTTTATCGTCACCGGCACCCAAAAACTGGGTCGACTCACGTCGCCCCACGCGACTGTTCTTTGCCCAGCGATAGCCCACGTCATGCTTCAGATTGTCGAAGGGAAGGGTTTGCCGTACAAACGGCATCATGCCTAATATCATCATCATGGTGAATTAATCCCGGCTAAACATGGAGTTATAGCTGCTATCAGCCGTGGACCACGGCGATGCCGTGGAATACTGTGCAACGGCCTGTCCAATCGCCTGGGGGTCGCCCGTCGCATAGATGTTGTTGGTTACGGTGTGCTGACGGTTATCCACGTTTGAATTGTTAACCGAAGGCAAAGGCTGATTGAGCGTGCTGTTAAGGCTGGCGCGCGATGCGGCCGGACGGGCATCCGCGTTATCCTCATCCTCGTCGTCCTGCTCGCGCATTTTGGGCGGTGGCAGCTTGTCTTTCACCTTGTCAGATTTCTCATCGATGATGCCAAGTTTGCCCAGCACCCAGTCAATACCGCCCCGCAGTTGGTTAAGGGCTTCACCAGGCAATTTCAGCGCTGTCGCCAGCATGTTGCCGAAGCGCTGTCCCATCTCCCCTGCTGAAGCCAGTTCCTGCTGAGAAAACTTCACGGGTTCCAGCAGCTTCGAGAACCAGGCGCCCAGCTCGGACACTTTGTTACTGAACCAGTCAAATACCGGCTTCAGCGGCGCGAACGCGTCGCTGATCGGTCCCATCGCCGCGCTGAAACCTTCAGCAACGCCGCTGATAAAAGCGCTAATCGGTTCCCAGTACTGGTAAACCAACATGGCACCCGCCGCGATAGCCGCGCCAAGCAAGACCACCGGTAGCGTAATCGCCCCCAGCGTGGCCGTAATCGCGCCACCGATGATGGCAAACGCGCTGCCCAGCAGCTCCACACCCGCCATGATGGTACTCAGCCCGCTAATGACGGGCCAGGCAATGTTCCCCACGCTGGCCAGGGAATCCACCAACGTCAGCCCACCGGCTGCCAGCGTCAGCAGGCTGTCCGAAAGCTGGGGATTGATATTCATAACGCCGGTCAGGACGGACTGTACGGACAAGCCGTCCTGGGTGATGGCCTGCAGGCTGGTATCAACCGACGCGTCTGCGGCTGGCGGCTGGGCAGCGGGCGCCTGAGACAGCTGATCCAGTCGGCCACTGGCTGCGCCCTTCATCAGCACTGCGGCAGGGGCCGCGCCCTGTTCACCAAAAATGGCCTGCAGATAAGCGGCTTGTTGAGCTGCGTCGAGTTTGTTTTTCTCAAACGCCGCCTGTACCTGACCGAGCACCGCGAAAATGGGCTGGTTGTTGCCCTGTTCGTCAGCGGTTTGCACATTCAACGCTTTCAGAGCGCTGTCTGCGCTGGCGTCCGGTGCCCGAACATGCGTCAACATGGCGCTGACGCCAGCACCGGCCTGGCTGCCCGTCATGCCGTTTTCCGCCAGCACGCCCATCATGGCCGCGGTCTGACCGACGCTTACACCAGCGTCCTTCGCGGCTGGCCCTACGGCGACCATCGCCGTCTTAAGCGCGGTAAAATCGGTGGTTTTATTGGCAAAGGTCGATGAGAGCACGTCGCCTAACTGACCAACCTGGTCATCTGCAATGCCGAACGCGTTTTTAATATTGAGTACCAAAGACGCGCTTTCTTGCATGCTACGCTGCGTCGCGTTTGCAAGGTTAGCCACTGCCGGTGCTGCAGCTTTTGCCTCACCCGATGAGCCACCCGATTGCGTAATCGCCGCGCGGGCTTGCACAATCTCATTTGCAGGTGATAGGTAATCAATGACTTTTCGGCCCTTCTCAACAAAGTCTTTGGCCTTCGAACTGGCACTTTGCACGTTATCTGCCAGCGCCATGCCGGCACGGTAGCGATCGCGTATGCGGTTGAGCTTGTCCTGACGTTGATTCAGCCGATCCATGGACTGACCCTGCGCATTGAGGGTGGATGTCGTCTGCTCGGCTTGTTGGTTCAGCTTCCGGCGCTCACTGCTCAACCGGCGCGTGGAAATCCCGGCGTCATTCAGCGCCTGGCGTTGCTCCTGTACCGACTGACGCAGCTGGATATTTTTTTGCTGCAGCGCGTTAGCCGACTGACGCAGCTTATCCAGCGCCTGCGTTTGTTCCGCGGTGGGGTTTTGGGTGTTTTTAAGTTGAATGGCGAGTGCTGCCGCTTCTGCCCGGGTATTTTTGAGATTTTGTTGGGTCAGCGTCAGTTCTTTGCGCGTCGCACGGAACCCTTCAATCTGCGCGGATTTAGCGTTGAGCGCATCCAGGCGGTCCTGCGTTTCCTGGATATCCGCAGACAGTTTTTCTGTTTCTTTACGCACGGCACTGAACGGGCGCGTCGCCCGATCAACCGCTTCCAGCAGCACTTGCAGCTTGAGCGTGTTACTCATCTGAGGTTACTCCACTGCGGATCATCACTCTATGCCGCCAGTCGAGTAACTCTTCCAGCGACATGGGATACATTTCTGAGGGGGGCCAGTGAAAAACGCTGGCAATATCGGCCATCAGATCATTGACCGTCATATCGCGGGGCCAGCTTACGTGGCCGATTTCGCTGACAAAAAACCAATCACCTTGCCGCCCAGGGCAATCAGGTCAACCGGGTCCAGCGCATTGCATTCCGCTTTGGTCAGCGAAGGCATCGTGATGCGGGGCAGCACCATCAACAGCGCATCCACATCGGACGAGGCCAGCTCGGCCAGTCGTACACCGCGCAGCGCGCCGGCGTTCGGTTTGACCAGCTCGACCTGGGCGATCACTACATCACCGCGTGAAATCGGGCTTTCCAGCACCACCAGGTTGTCTTTCTGTTCCGGCTTATCCAGCTGTTCCATTTTTTCTCCATCTCAATCAAGAGGGGCCAGCGCAGAACGCGCTGGCCTTTGTTATTACACCAGGCCGAGATTTTTACGGCGCTGTTCCAGACGATCGACGCCGTTGACCTTCTCCACCATGTTGACGGTGTCGATTTCAATCAGCTCTTTGCCATTCCAGGTCAGTTTGAAATAGGTATTTTTGCTGGTTACTTTGGTTTCGGCGTTTTCACCCTGCTTGGCTTCACCGAAGTCAAACGCCTGGTGCTTACCGCGCACTTCAATTTCAACGGCAATCTCTTCGCCGGTGTCATCGCGCTGATAAGAACCGGTAAAACGTAACGGAACGTTGGCCGTTGCGCCCCACTGGCTGAGTACCAGCTCATCCATACCGCCCAGCGTCCACTCCATATCGAGCGCCGCATCGTCCAGGCCGTTATCGATAAACGCGGCACCGTTCATGCCGCCTGCGCGATAGGTATCCAGCTTGCGTGACAGCTTCGGCAACGTAACGGCGGTTACAATGCCCTGATAGCTGTTTGAATCATTAAAGAGGTTTAACCCTTTGAGTTTACGTGGCAGTGCCATTTATCCGGCTCCTTAGCTGTTTACGGATGCGGCGAAGTTCGCCAGATAGGTATCAGTGATGCGCTGACGCAGCGTCAGATCTTCCAGCGGGGGCACCGGCGTGTAGTCGTAATCGATAAACAGTTTGCCCGCCTTCAGGCTCTCTTTATCGTTCGCGCTTTCGTCGTACCAGCAGTTCGCACCCAGCAGATAACCAGCGCTGACCAGTTCACGGAACTTCGCGTTGATGCCGGCGATGATTTCGCGTACCAGCACTGGCGTCAGCGGTTTATCGTTGGCCCACATGTGCGCTTCCGCCATGGTATCGGCCAGCACTTGTGCTGAACGGGTGTAGTTCTCAAACGCGAAAAGCGGATCGTCGCTACAGGTACGGTTGCCCCAGAAACGGAAGCCGTCTTTGCGGATCAGCGTGGTGACGCACTTCTCATTCAGCAGATCGGCATCGGTGCCGGTCTGTTGCAGATCCCAGAAAACGTCTGCAGAGATGCCGGTTACGCCATTGACGCCCACGTTGGACAGGGTTTTATGCCAGCCCGTATCGTTGTCAATTTTGGCGCGCAGGCCCAGCGCACGTGCGGTGGCATAAGCCATTTCAGATTTGCTGGTCGCGGTGTTCCAGGCAATAAAGTCTGGCCAGATGACCATCAGCTCTCGCTGGCTGAAGTTTTCGCGGTACTTCATGGCATCAGAGATGGTTTTGCTGTTCCAGGCGGACACGTAAGCAAAGCCACGCAGCTGCTGTGCAATGCTGGCCAGCGCGGTCGCCACTTCCAGCGAATCCAGCCCTGGCACGCCCAGAATACGTGGCTTAACACCCAGCTGAGTTTGCGCGCTGAGCAGCGCCTTCATGCCGGTGTATTTACCGTTCGCGTCTGTCGAGCCAATCAGGTTAGAGGTGGTTTCCGCCTGACTCGCGCCTTCTGCTACGCGAACCACGACAGTTACCGGCTTCGCCTGGTCAGCAATCGCCTGCAGCGCGGCCGCCAGGGTGCCCTGGGTACCGGCTTTGCCGATGGCCGCCTGCACGTTGGTCAGCAGAACAGGTGTGTTAAGAGGGAACGCCGTTGCATCAGCATCTTCTGCGGTGCAGATCATGCCAACAATGGCGGTTGAAACAGTCGAGATGGTGCGTGTGCCGTCATTAATTTCGACGACGCGGACACCGTGATGAAAATCAGACATCTGTAGCACTCCGTGTTGAGGGTGTGCTCAGAGTGTCAGGTCAGCAGAAAGGATGCATGCGATTGCGGTTTGCTGGCGCGTGGCTAAACAGCGGCGATAATTTACAGGGTAACGGGGCTGTCAAAAGCCTTACTCCAGAGCCGGATATCCACGTTTTGACGCAGTCCCTCTTGCCATAACGGGTCCTGCTTCAGGAGGGTTTCAACGGCTTCTTTGGATGCGGCTTCCACAATCCATAACGCACCATCGGGATGAGCCGTGGCATGCTCTCTGAGGGAGCCCGCAATCAGTACGCCTGACCTGACGCTTTCCAGCCACTGCAGATGAGCGTCCATATAGATTTTGCGGATATCAGCCCGGTCGGCACGATCGTAAAAACGCACGGCAAATAACATCGCTTATTCCTGTTAGTTACTACTGTGATCGGTGGGTTTAGTGGCGTTGACTGGAAGGTAGCGATACAGGGTTTTGACAGAAATATCCAGCACCAGTGCCACCTGGTAACGTGTGGTGCCGTTCGTCAGCATTCTTTTTGCCCGCTCCACGACGTCCGGCGTCATAATGCGCCGCCGCCCACCAATGCGTCCTTTCTCTCGCGCAGCGGAGAGGCCCGCTCGCGTGCGCTCAACGATTAATTCACGCTCCATCTCCGCCAGGGCGCCCATCACATGAAAGAAAAAACGTCCCATCGGCGTGCTGGTGTCGATGCTGTCTGTCAGGCTACGGAAATTGACCCCGCGTTCACGCAGCTCCTCAGTGAGCATGACCAGATGACGCATGCTGCGGCCAAGCCGATCCAGCTTCCACACCACCAGAGTATCGCCCTCTTTTAACGTCCTGAGCGCCCGCTTTAGGCCTGGTCGTTCGCTGGTCTTACCGCTGATTTTATCCTCAAAAATCTGTTCACAATTTGCACTCTGCAAGGCATTCCGTTGTAAATCGGTGTTTTGGTCATTTGTTGACACCCTGACATAGCCAATCAGCATCGTTTTTCCTCTGGTAAAAGGTGAGGAGTTTGCCATTGTGCAGGTTATGCGGGCCAGGGGTTTGTTTCGTGGAAACCTCGGTTT